AGAATAGCAGTCTCGAATCAACGAGTATAACTGATTCGCGTGTCATGATGATAGATCAGCTGAGGGTGCGTCCTTCTGTTGAAGCAGAGGAAATTTGTGCCAACGTGGCCACAGCTCATACAAAGAACGTGGCAGCTCGAGACTACTTAGTGCGAAGTGATATAGCTTGGCGCACGTCGATGACAAATGGCTTTAGATTGACAACTCTTAAGATGCCTGAGATTATTTGGCAGGATGAGTTGGCTATTACGGGCTTGAGGAATTATCATGCGTATCAACATATGGACTTTGAGGTGAGGTTTAAAGTTAACCCGTCAAAATTTCATGCTGGTAAATTGATTGCTTTCTTTACACCAGATCTTGATACTGCAACTCTGGAGTTGGAGTCAGAACAGTGTAGAACACAGTACAATCATGCTTTCATTGATTTGCAAGGAGAGACAGAGTGTGTGTTGAAAGTTCCGTATTCATATTATTGTCGAATGATGGGTACAGCTGGAATAAAGAATTTTGGATTTGTATCTTTGTGTGTGTGGAATGTTTTGCGTACAGGATCAGGAGAAACCAATTCAGATTTAACAGTGTCTGCATTCGTCAAACCTATAGCGCCATATATTGGTGTGAAATGTGTAAAATTGCAGAGCAAAGAAGGTCCGAGTGACGAGGCGAAGAATCAAACTAAACTTGTAGGAGTGTACAAGGATCAAATTGTGACCCACGGAGTTGGATTGTCGAAGCGTGGGTATGTAAACACGCGACACATGAACTTGAAAGACCTGTTGCGCCGTCCAGATTTTCTTGGCACTATCCCTGTAGGGAAGTCCTCGCGAAAAGGATGGTACGCAGTAGCAGAGATACCTGCGTTTGGAGGACGAACGCATCAAGCACTGGTTGATACGTATACATATTGGTCTGGTTCCAATAAGTTAACGTTTATTTCAGACTTGGGTGCTACTACCAATATACAGCTGGCAGTTGGATATGAAGGAGTACCGTTTGTGCAACCATCTGATTACTTGGAAACGGAGCGCCAGGTGCTTGACATGCCTGCAATGAATGGTATGACGTTTCTGGACCCGCTTAGTAAGGCTCAGTTCACTATTGAAGTGCCTATGTATAAGTTAACGCCATTGGTGAGAACAATACGCTTGAAGGACGGTGGTGGATGGAAGAGAGTTTCTACAACTTCTCCCTACACTACGAACGAATTGGCTAATCGTATGCCAATGGTGACGTTGTACGCACTTGGAGCAGATACAGCATTTAATGTATCAATATTCCATTCTGTGGGAGACGATTTCCAGTTGTTTTTGCCACGCGCAATGATGCGTTATGCTATACGAGATACGGTTGCCGCTGGTGGCTTGATTCCAAGATTTACTAGCGCGGTGGCGCCAACTGGATGGACATATAAGTTTACTGGCACTGAACCAGTACCAAATCTTCCGTGGAAGGTGTTTGATCAGTTGATGTCGACGTCGGTGCAAACTAAGGGGTTGGCCAACAAATGGGATTTGACCTTTCCAAGCTCTAAGGTTAGTTGGTTTTTGATCATAATAGAAGCTCGGTTGGAACCAACGAATATCACGGTGGTTGCTGGAGATATTGTAAATGCACAAATTCCAGCTTTCCAACGGTATGCACTGATTAGAATGGCAGATAAGACCGTTACAGCAGCAGAAGCGAATATTAACTCTCTGGGCGTTCTTGTAGTAGAGATCCAAATGTATGGTGAGATGGGTCCTACTGCCCTGCACACACTTGCTACTCGTTTAGAGAAACTAAGTATCACACAGCGTGTGCTTCCAGAAGTCGATGGCGATTTTGTGCATGTACAGAGTGATGATGGTGGAAGATTACCCGATGACCGTGTGGAGATGCAGGTTTTTGGGATTAGCTCGTGTGTTAGCAAAGTGCAAGATATGTTCAAGGATACACGAGCTGCGGTTGATGGACTGAGAACAATCGGTGACATGGCGGCATCTATAGATCAGGGATTGAAAACTCTGACTGATCCTGTCGTCATTAGCAACGCCTTACAGTTCATTAACAAATTGATGGATGATTCACTTATGTTTGTCTCCGGAATGTTGTTGATTACGAAAGGAAATGAGCTTATGCAAGGAATAGGCTTGATCCAACTTGGAAAATTATTAATGGGTTACGTGGCGCCCCAACTCTCTAAGCCACGAGACATGGTCGTCACACAGTCTGGCGATTGTGACTACCCAGGTTGGATTAAGGCGTATGCCAAATACGCAAAGGTGGCTTTATCTGCCATATCAGGTTATTCTACTCGTAATTTGCGAAAATATGTTGAAGTGATGGTAGAAGGAAAAGATGGCATGAATATGGTGATGGGAGCAATAGAGGCTGTTCTCAATTACATAGTGCAAGGAGACAAGGTTCTCTATGTGTATGTTTCAGAAAAAGCAGCTGCTTTTGTTAAGGAAGTAGCCTCTGGAGTGACCTTCGCAAATGTAGATGGGCTGAAATCTATGAAGGTAGAGGTTGATGTGTTAACGATGTCTATGGAACGAGAAAGACTACCACCAACGTATTCTCATTACTGCAAGAAGTTTGATGATGCTGTGTTGGAGCTGAAGAGACAGAAAGACACTTTGAGTTCCATACCGGAGCCTATTGGAGTTTATATCTACTCTACTCCTGGTGTTGGAAAATCAACTGTATTGTGTAAGGTGTTGCCAGCTATTCTTATGAACTTGCTGGGACTGCCAGTTGAAGACTATGATAACTTTACAGTTAACATGACGATGGACAGCATGGGTAGAAACGATAATTATGATGGACAACCATTTGCCATCATAGATGAGTTTGGTAGCAACAGAGAGTCTGGAGAAGCTGCTATGGTTTTGAAGTTAATATCTCAATACTCAGAACCAATACAGTCGGCTTTTATGGAGCGAAAAGGGAAAACCTTCCGATCAAGATTGTTGATGTTATTGAGTAACATGCCTTCCGTAGAAGTACATTCAGCGAAAGTGAATAACCCGCAAGCTTTTGTTAGGCGATTTGCGGGAAGATCATTCCAGGTGGTGTTACGTAGGCAGCGCCAAGGAGCCGATGGAGGATTAGAACCAATGCCGTTTGATTATTTGGAGTTTCACAGAGGTTTAACAGAGGTTCTTGATAGAAGTACGGCTGATACGAAGTTTAACGCTATAGCGGCGTTTGTGGATTCATATTTGGTGTTTAAGAGGCTTGATATAATTACTGGACAAGTTGATTTGGGTGCAGCTCCTGTTCCATTTGGAGATTTTGTACGCTCTCTACGGAGAGAGTGGCTTGACCGTGAAGTTTCTTATGATCATGCAGAAAATCTCATGAAGAGGATTGTGGTGCAGAGCGACGATGAAGAAGTTTTCTCTCTGGCAAGAGAGCCTTGTGAGGTTATTTTGCAAAGTGATGAACCTTTATTGGCTGCCGAAGAAGAGTTGCCGACCTATATGGAAGCGGTAGAGTTTGGAAGACATGATGACATTCTGTCTTTGCATAGTGATCTCAAAATGGTCAAGAGCACTGATAAGAAAGAGTTTGCTAGATATGCTGCGGAAGTTAAAAGAGCTCTTGAACAGCGTGGAGTAACACCAAGTCAGGAGTGCACCGGTAAAGAACTGGCAACAAGTCGCGATCAGTTATTGAAATGGTTGTGTGATTGCGTGGGTGATGTGCAGCCAGCATATCCTGGATTACAAAGGTGGTGGTCCAGTATGTTGAGAGTCGCCGGAGTGGGCGTTGCTGTGGCAGCTGTTGCGATGGGACTAAAGAAGATTGTGAGTATGATGACATCAGCTGTTGCAGAGACGCAGAGTGGCTATTCCAGCTCTAATTGGAAAATTCGCCCCAAACCAATAACGGGGCAAGGAATGAATCACGTGCTGTTGCAAGATAGCTCAGTTGATGAAAGGCATGAAAAGATTCGAAAGAATTTACGGAAAATGAGAATCAGAGACGCTGAAGGAAATGTCGTTAATTCTACGACTGTGAC